TAAAACAGTTGGATTAGAAATATATACGGTACTAGACATAGACCGTAATAAACATGGTGCGGATATGCTCAATCATAACACCATGCATAACTTCTATGGAACACAACACTTTGATCAAGCTATTACTATCTGCGAACAACTAAAAGGTTGCTTTGAAGGTAAGATGGACGAATACTATGATATATGGATTGATCGTTGTAAGTATATGAAGAAACAAGATTTACCCAATGACTGGGACGGAATCTTCAGAGCAACCTCAAAATAGATTAATAAAGTGTATCTTTTATGTTACACTTTAGCGTTATTTTAAAAATAATTGTAAAAAAAGCAAATTAGTTGTTTACATCTATGTTTGTATGTGTTATATTAGTTATAGAAACAATAACTAAGGAACTACATTATGAAATATTCAGTTTACCAAATCACTCTTTCAGAATCAGATATCGCTGCTGTGAATGCAGAGCAACCTAATTCAGCATATAAAGCTAAAAGAGATATGCAGTTTGACTTTGATGGAACAGGCATTGCTAATATAGCAGATGATGCTTGGACTGATGGTCATTATGGCAAAGTTTGTATGATCGAAGCTAATGATTTGGATCAAGTATTCCATATCGGTAATGTTGGCCCTGAGTCAGCTATCGACCGTGGTCCTTTTAACACTCGTATGGCTTCTATCTCAATCGGTGATATCATCGAAGATGATGCAGGTACAAGATTTGTTGTTTCTAACTTTGGTTTTAAGGAGGTAGCGTAATATGCAAATTAAAGGTGCAACTACTGTTTTAAATAAACAGTGTGAATTTCTTGGAATGAACTTTGATCAACTTATCGAATTCATTGAACGTGCTCCATTAGCACAAACTGATACAACTATTAAAGCTTATAAAGTTTATAAACTTTGGGCTCGCAGAGAGGGGTACTTATAATGTATACTTACACAACTGATTTATTTTCTGATCTTCATAAAGATGTTTATGGATATCGTCCTCGTGGTGAAGCAATGGATGAGTGGAACTCTCGTACTCCTCGTCAAAAGAATGAGTTATATAATGCTCTTTGTGATGAGCTTGAAGCAGTTACTCAAGATGATGAGCGGCGTGCTGCTCGTAATGTTTTTGAGTTTACTGGTGAGATACTTGATATGATTGAGCTAGGTGCTAAAGACAGAGAAACTGCTCTGCGCTGGATGACTCAAGAGGATAAGTTTTATTCTGAACAATGTGTATCTCATTGGGTTTGGTCTCGTGGTATTTTGTTTACTGACTATGGTAAGCAGTTGGTTAAAGACCTTATGGACATTGTCGAAATAAAGGCAAATTAAATTGAAAAAAGATCAAATTAGGTGTTTACATCTAGTTTGGTTTCTGTTATAATACTTATATCAAATTAAAAGTGAAAAGGAAATTATATAATGTCACACGAAGTAGAAATGATTGATGGTGTAGCTCAAATGGCTTTTGTTGGAGAAACACCTTGGCACGGATTAGGTACTCAGGTATCTAATGAATTAAGCCCTGTTCAGATGATGCAAAAAGCAGGTCTTGATTGGGAAGTTAAGAAACATGACTCATATGTTCTTGTTGATGATAAAGCAATCAAGACTGGTCAACAGTCTCTGATCCGCTCATCAGACAACTCTGTACTAACAAATGTTGGTAAAGGTTGGAACCCAGTTCAGAATGAAACTGCTTTTGAATTCTTTGCAGAATATGTTGCAGCTGGTGATATGGAAATGCATACAGCTGGTTCACTTAAAGGTGGTCAACAGGTATGGGCATTGGCTAAAGTCAAAGAATCATTCGATGTATTTGGTGATGATCAAGTTGATTCATACCTTCTATTCTCTAATCCTCACCAGTATGGAAAATCTATTAATGTTAGATTTACTCCTGTACGTGTTGTATGTAATAATACACTTACAATGAGCCTAGAAAGTAAAGCTGATCGTGCTATTGCTGTAGGTCACCGTCGTGAGTTTAACCCTGATATGGTTAAAGAGCAATTAGGTATTGCACACGAGAAGTTTGCAAAGTATAAAGAAATGGCTCAATTTATTGGATCACGCCGCTTCGATATTAAAGATTTGCTAAATTACTACAATGAAGTATTTCCTCACACTCACACACCTAACAAGGTATCTGAAGTAAATACAAAAGAGGAAATGTCTCGTACAGCTCAGCTATGTTTAGAGAACCTAGAAACTCAACCAGGTGCTAACTATGCAGAGGGTACTTGGTGGCAAGCTTTTAATTCTGTAACTTATGTTACTGATCACTTACAAGGTCGCAATCCAGAGAATAGATTGCACAGCCAGTGGTTTGGAACTAACCAGTTGCGTAAAGTAAAAGCAGCAGAAAAGGCAGTCAGCTATGCGCTGGCTGCTTAAGGAGTAAATAATGAAACTTATTAATGATAAACAGGATCCTGATCTGTATGCTGCAGATGTAAGTGAAGCTGAATTCATTAGTCTAAAGAAAACCATCAAGTCATTAAACATTGACTTGATGGATGACGGACTAGAACAGTATCAATTCAGAGCAGAATGGGATGGAAATAAGGCTTATATACGGCGCATTGGTTAAACATTTTGTTATAAATAGTATCAAATAGTTAATTAAATGGGTATAAGGTATGAAAAGTTTTAAGAATTATATTACTGAAGCTGGTCAAAGTGCCGAAAGGCAAGAGAATGGCTTTGTAGATGCTATTAATAATGCCTTTACTTTAATAAACAAAGGTATTACAGTAAAGACAAAAGATTTAACTGTTAAAGATATAGTTAAAGCTGAAAAGTATTCTGGACGAAGTAAAGCAGGTACTGAACCCTATACTGATGTTATTATAACAACAAGTAAGGGAAAGAAATATAATCTTTCTATGAAAGGTACTACAGCACCATCCCTAGCGGGTGGTGGACTCGCTGGTATTGAATTAGTTCTGCCTGGCATTGGTCGTCAGTTTATGGATGCCGCACTTAAACATCACAAAAAGAAACTAAAAATTGGTGATAAAGTCCCTGACTTATTTGCTAAACTAAATGATAAGGATAAAATGAAACTTGTCATAGGTAGTACAGCTATGGGCGGACCTATTCATTACATGTATATTGGTCCAATGGATGTTAAAGCACAATATAATATTAAAACAAATGTATTAGATTTAAATGGTAAGATTACTGATGCTAAGAGATATTCAAATGATCACGATTTATATTTTAGATTAAGAGCACGTAGGGAAGATCAGACATTTGATCCAATGAAGAAAGATCGAGCTGGTATACCAACTGTTTATGGTAAATCACCATCACGTGGCGACGGAAAAGGTAGAATTGTTATAACAGATCGTTCTGCAAAAACAAGAGATGTTATAACTTTTTAATAAGTAAGGAAACTAAATGGCTTGGGTAGCAATAACAAACAATACAGGTTGGGAATACAATAACGCACCAGCAGATCCTGGGGTAGGTAGCCCTCATCGTGCTTTATGGTTAAAGCAAACTAATGGTATTAGAACATTTGGTTCTGGAGCAGGTGCTCATCAAGTATATACTGAGGTTCGTAAAGTTGGTGATACCAATAGAACCAGAGGCGAATTAAGCAAAACTTTTTGGGATTCACGTAGCTGATGTTAAAATTTGAAGATACATTAACAGAACAAAAGAATACACACATGACTCATATCGAGGATAAAGTCCTCTATGGTGGTGTAAAAGGTACACGTGAAGCTATACTAGCTTTGCGTGAACTGCGTGATATGTTAAAAGGTTCTCATAGTGGATCAGTATCCGTTAAGTGGGACGGAGCCCCTGCTATCTTTGCTGGAGAAGATCCATCAGATGGCAAATTCTTTGTTGCTAAGAAAGGTATCTTTAATAAGAACCCTAAAATTTATAAAACTGCAGCCGAAGTTGATGAAGATACATCAGGTGACCTTGCAGACAAACTAAAAGATGCACTTAAATATTTACCGGAGCTAGGTATTAAAGGTGTGATCCAAGGTGATTTTTTATATAGTTCCGGAGACCTTAATAAGGAGACAATAGATGGAGATAAATTCGTTACTTTTCATCCTAATACTATTGTGTATGCTGTGCCTAATAATAGTACAGCCGCACGAGACATCACAAAATCAAAAATTGGAATTGTATGGCACACAACATATAAAGGTAAAAACTTTGAAGACATGAAGGCGTCATATGGTGTTAATACAAGTAAATTTAAAAAATCTAAAAACGTATGGTCACAAGATGCTATGTTAAGAGATATGACTAATGTGACTATGTCTGCAAAGGATACTAAAGATGTTACCAAACTACTTAGTGACTGCGGTAAACTATTCACGACAATCTCAGGAACAACGCTTAGACAACTGGAAGCAAATCAATTACTTGCACAACACATCGAACAATATAACAACACGTTTGTCCGTAAAGGTCAAGTTATCAAAGACACAACAAGACACACTGCTGGTCTCATTCGTTGGATTGACAACAGATATAAAGCAGAAAAAGCAAAGATGAAGACTGATAGAGGTAAAGCATCACGACAGAAAAAGCTTGATGATCTACTTGCATTCTTCTCTCCTACTAATAGAACTAACTTAATTCGTATGTTTGAGTTACAAAAACTTATTGTACTAGCTAAATTAAAACTTATAAATAGTCTTAATAAACTAAGTAATACTAAAACCTTTGTTAAAACTAAGAATGGTTATACAACCACTGGTGAAGAAGGTTATGTAGCAATTGATAAACTTGGCGGTGATGCTGTGAAAATAGTTGATCGTATGGAATTTTCATACAACAACTTTTCACCTGATATATTAAAAGGATGGGACAAACCAGGAAGATGAGTAAAGAAATGAAATCATTTAATACATTCGTACCAGTAAATGAAGCAAAAGCTTTTGATCTGGATAAACTTAAAAAAGCATATTCTAGTATGCCAGATAGACTTCCACTTGATAAGTCACGTGAATTAAGTAAAGTTGTTAATAAATTTAGTAAAGACGAATTACTTCAGGTAAGAAAAGCTGATATAAAATGGCTCTCAAGCATGGCAACTACTGCTCTAATTAGCAAGCATAAGATGACTGCTGCAGCCTTGAGGAAAAAATAATGAAATCTTTTAAGTCATTCAGATTAGATGAAGCATTCGGTAGAGCAAGATTTAATCAACAGCTAAAGAAAAAAGGCATTGATGTAAACAAGCAACATAGTAGTAATGTTAAAGATGCTGCAGCCGCTAAGAAAAGAGCATCTGCTGCTTCTAAAGATCATACTGCATTCCGTAAGAAATATCCAAATGTTAAGTTTGATGAGAAAGTCGAAGATAATATTACAGAATTAACTGCAGCTGAGAAAAAGCTTGTTAATCAGATGTATGATAAAAAAGGCAATCTAACACCACTTGGTAAAAAAGTTTTTAATCATAACAAAAAGCCTGGTGATAAAGGTTATGTTGAAAGTGTTAAAGAAGCCGAAGATCCAGATATTAAGGATCGTGACGGAGCACAGCCAGCTGCATATCACAAAGGTCTTTCTAAGTCAACTAAAGTAAAACGTGACGCTCAGTTTAAGAAGCAAGCTAAAATGGCAGATGATAATCCTGATGCTTATAAGCCGGCTCCTGGGGATGCTACAGCTAAAACAAAAACATCTAAACATACAAAAAAGTATAAACAGATGTTTGGTGAAGATGCTAAAACTGGTTTAGCTAAGAAGGCTGAGAAGTCTGGTATGCCAATTGGTATATTACGCAAAGTATATAACCGTGGTGTTGCTGCATGGAAAACAGGACATAGGCCAGGGACCACACCAGAGCAATGGGGTTATGCAAGGGTTAATTCTTTTATAACTAAATCATCTGGTACTTGGGGCAAGGCAGATAAAGACCTAGCTGCAAAGGTAAGAAAATGATAAAGACCTTTAATGCATTTCATGAAGGTTATGATCCTTCTAAACATGAAGAGGGTAAACCAGCTACGGTTGCTCGAGCTAAGGCTTTAACACCAGGGCAAGAACCTGTTGATGAAGTTTTAAGTATTAAGCAAAGACGTGATCGTGGTATATCTGCTCGTAAGAATAAAACTAAAATGGCGATGGGCAGACGTAAAGCTGCTAATAAAATTGCTTCTCCTGATAAACTAAAGAAACGTGCTCAAAGACAAGCTAGGGCAGCTATGGCTGACAAGTTGGCTAAAGATCAACCTAAGGGTAAGATGACGGCAGCACGTAAATCAGAGATTGAGAAGCGTTTGAACAAGATGAAGCCACGTATAAATAATATAGCAAAGCGTATGTTGAAAGATGTTCGTAAAGCAGAGATAGCAAGAAAACGTGGAAAGTAACACTTATGGGAATCCCATCATTTAGCCAGTATCTAGTTGAAGAGGAACAAGCAGTTTATTTTACTTTTGGTAGAATGAATCCTCCAACTATTGGTCATGAAAAATTATTGAATACACTAGCTAAACAGGCTGGAAGAAATCCTTATAGGGTTTATTTGTCTCAATCAACAGATAAGAATAAAAATCCTTTAAAATATACAGATAAGATTAAATATGCAAGGAAGATGTTTCCTAAGCATGCACGTCAGATACTTATTAATAAAAAGATTAAAACATTTATAGATGCAGCAACAGCATTATATGATGAGGGTTTTAAATCAATCGTAATGGTTGTTGGCTCAGATCGTGTTAATGAATTTGATATTCTTTTAAATAAGTACAATGGTTCAAAAGGTAGACATGGTTTCTTTAACTTTGAAAACATTAAAGTAATATCTGCTGGAGAAAGAGATCCAGATGCAGATGGTGCTACTGGAGCCTCTGCTAGTAAACAGAGAGCATCTGCTAAAGCTAATGACTTTACATCATTTTCTCAGGGCTTACCTAAACCATTATCTAATTCTGATGCTAGAAAACTTTTTAATGATATCCGTAGTGCTATGGGAATTAAAGAGGAAGCATCATTTCATCATCACGTTGAACTAAAATCAGTATCAGAAGAACGTGAAGCATTTGTAAATGGAGATTTATTCTCCTTAGGTGAATCAGTTATAATAAAGAGTACAGATGAAGTTGGTATAATTTCTATGCTAGGTGCTAACTATGTTATTGTTGAAACATCTAACCGTAAGACAAGACAATGGCTGGAATCAGTAGAAAAGATTGAAGAAGGTAATGGTCTTTGGGCAAACATCCGTGCTAAGAAAGCACGTGGTGAAAAGATGAGAAAGAAAGGTGCTAAAGGTGCACCTACAGACGCTCAGATTAAACATGCTCAAAGTACAAGTGAAAAGAAGAACGAAGAAACTAAATATTCATTTGTAAGCTATATTAAGGATCAGAGATAATGCTTAATTTTAAAAAATTTATTTCTGAAGAAAATTTGGAAGAACGTGGTGCTGATGGTAAAGGTCACTATAGATCAACCGAAAAAGGCGCAGGGCTTACTCAAAAAGGTAGAGATGCTATTAATAGAAAAACTGGTAGCAATCTTAAACCACCTGTAACAGGTAAAGCAAAAGCTGGTAGTAAAGATGCTGGCCGTAGAAAATCTTTCTGTGCTCGTATGGGCGGAATGAAAGGTCCTATGAAAGATGAAAAAGGTAGACCTACACGTAAGGCTATGTCACTCAAAAGATGGAAGTGTTAATCATGCCTGACACACCTACCAACAAACGACTAGATCGTATAGAAGAAAAGCTAGATCAGATGGGTGAGGTTCTAGTATCACTAGCTCGCTTTGAAGAAAAGATGGATGCTTATAACGAGTACCGTGATAGATCATGGGATCGTATGAATAAGTTTTCGGAGAAACTAGATAAAATTGAAAAGATGTGCGACGATAATGCTCGCACTGTACATACTATAAATAAACTATTCTGGGTAGCAATAGTTGCTATCGGGAGTGCAATCGCAGCCCAAGTTTGGATGTAAAGGAAAAACACATGGAAAAAAATACTATGACTAAGTTGGGCGATGCATACGCAGAAGTCCAAGAAGCAACAGCTAAACAACGTGCTTTAGCTGGAATTAAAGCTAAACCAAAAGGACAGGTAACATTACCTAAAGCTCCTTGGGATAAAAAGAAAGAAGGTGTCGAGGAAGACGCTTCTAATGATACATCTGATGATGGTGCAGGATTAGATAAAGCAGATCCTAAAGCAGCTAAGAAAAAGTTTAAAGATCGTAAAGATAAAGACATCGATAATGATGGTGATGTTGATTCTTCTGATGAGTATCTACATAAACGTCGTAAAGCTATTTCTAAAAATGTTAAAGAAGCAGACGATAAAACAACACCTTGTCCTAAGTGTGATGGTTCAATGGAAAATCATGCTAAAGATTGTCCAAATCACCCAGATACAAAAGGTAAAGATGATACTGCTGTAATGAATCCTAAGAATGATGAAAAAGAAAAAGTTGCAACAACTGAATCAGTAAATGAGGGCATTCTTAATAAGAAAACATATAATAAAAAATCATCTTGGTTAAAAGCATATGCTGAACTTAAAAAGATGAAGAAGGATGTTCCTGCTAATAAGATGCAAGATTATAAAAATCTTCTAAATCAATTCTTTCAAACAACAGATGACTTTAATCCATCTAACATGGATAAATGGAACACTAAAACTTCTAAGAAAAACAACCTTGGTGATGATCCAGTTGCTGATCTAAGATTTGAATTAAAAGATGTATTAGGAAAAGATGCAGGTAAAATTATGGAAATGGCAGAACCTAAATGGCCAGTTTACAAACGTATTATGGAAAAAGTATCTGCAGATAAAGCAAAAAAAGATGCAGAAAAAGGCGAAGAAATGGATTCAAAAGATTCAGAAGGCGCTAAAAAGTTTGTAGATGATCACGAAAAGAATGATGAAAAGAAACAAGGCGATAAAGCTGATATAGCAGTAGCAATCAAAAAGAATGCAGCTGCAATGGCTAATCCAATGAAAGCTGCACCTTTAAGACCTGGTGATAATAAAGCTGGAGATAAAGTTGCTGATAAACCAGAAGGAAAAATGTAAATGATTAATCCACCAAAGTGGTGCTCAAAAGCTATTCCAACCGTTCGTGGTTGGAAACATCATGCTCGTAGAGAAATTTTAAAACCTCAACGATTTACACAAGAACAGTGTGACGAGTATATGATTGCAAATGGTTTAATGGAAGCACCTAAAGTGATAACTGAAGTTCCTAAAGTGGAAGCACCAGCTATGTTAAATGAAGCACCAGTTGGTGGTGATCTGGATGGTATGACTAAGATTCAATTAGAAGCCTTAGGACGTCAGAACGGAATTGAATTAGACCGAAGAAAAGGTAAAAAAACTTTAATAGATACTCTAAAGAACGTAGTAAAATAATCTAATAAAGTTGAGGATCTATGGATATACAATTAACTGAGGATAACATCCCACTATACGCTGCTAAACATTATTACAATCCACTTGGTGCAGACCATGACGAATTCATAGAAGATTTAAAACGCTTTAAATATATTAAGCGGTTGGTTAATAGATATACTGAAAGTGGGTATCTTGCTGATCGCTTAATTTTAAATCATCTAATTGTCATTCATAATGTTTTTGGTGTTCGACCTGGTGTTGAAATGTTAAAAATGAAATTAACAGATAGTCAGATGTGTATAATAAAACCATTCTTATTGTTTTTAAACTATATTGAGAATGTAGAATTAACAAATATATCTATGGACGAAACAGTTGTTCAGAGGTTAAGGAATATATAAATGGGTATTTTATCAAGAGCTGGTGATTTAGTATATACACTAAGATTTCTTAGGTTGCTAACCACGCCTTGGGAGAATACAACTGCATTCGAATTAGGTCTTATTGATAATAAAGGTAAGACTATTAAGAAAGCATCCACACCAGAAGAAAAGAGTGCACATAATGCATTCCATAAACTGGTATTTAATATTAAGAAGTTACTACCTGGCAAAAGATTTGGTTCATATGCAGCCGCTTTATTTCTTCTTAAAGAAAAATATGGTGTAGCTAACTTTGAGAAAATTCTAAAAGAGTGTGGCATTGATTCACTTGATCTTATATCAGAAAATAGTGAATGGTTTTTACTAGATGATAAACAACTTTCACCTGGTGTCTATAGAGTAAATGGTAATAAAATGATCAACGAGACACATGATGAAGTTGTTACTAAAAGAGATCAGGTAAGAATTAAAGAGAATTGTTTCCCAGTTGGTGATGTAATGGGTTTAGACATATATGAGGTAATACACCTTAAAACAAATAAAGAAATTTATATTACTGCAGGAGAGTTAATCAGATGAAAATAAAAGAAGATGCACCCACAAATTCTGTTGCTAGTGGTGGTTATGATTTAGCACCAAATTCTGGACCAAGAGTAAAAGAAATTTCTGTTACAGATCGTAGACGAAGGAAAGATAAACAACCTGTTCTACTAAAGAGATTTAGAAAGTTTGTTAAAGATGATTAAAGTTTATTTATTTTTATTTATCGTTGGTATCTTAGGTAGTGTAGGCTATGGCGGTTATAGCTATTACCTTTGGTCGCAAGAAACAATGAACACATTACGTGAGAATAATGTAAAGTTAGAACAAGTCACAGTTGTTCAAGCTAATACTATCACTGAACTAGAAAATAATGCCGCAAAGAATGAAGAATTAAACAAGAACTTATCTACAGCACTACAGAAATCACAAGTGCACTTGGACGCTTTGAGAAACAAATTCTCAAAGATTGACTTAACTATGGAAGCTATTACAAACCCGAATGGTTTGGAAGAAAGGGTTGACAATGCCGTTGCTAAACTTATTAAAAGAATTGAAAATGAAACATCTCCTGATCGTAACAGCACCAATGCTGCTGACAGCGTGTCTGGGAAATAGAACACCTGAACCAGTTGTAGTAACCCAAACAGAGTTTACTAAACAGTCGGTACCTATTCAAGCACAACCAAAAGGTGTTGCTATGCCACCGGTTGACTGGTATGTTGTAAACGGTGATAATGTTGATGAGTTCCTAGAACGTATAAAGAATGACACTGGAGCACCAGTATTCTTTGCTATCACACCAAAAGGCTATGAGAACCTAGCTATTGGTATTGGTGACCTAAGACGTTATATTAAAGATGAGCAAGCTATTATCGGTTACTATGAAGAAGCATTAACTGAAGAATAATTTGCGACATATAGTAATAAAATGTTAAAAATTACTACATTTAGCTATTTACAAGATCCCTGATATGCTATATAATACTACCTACTAGAAATGAGAATCCACTTGTTTCATGCCCCGGAGTATTAATTGCATGCTATTCGAAGAACAAATTTCCCGAAAACCTGATCACTATCCATGGACTAAACAGTTCATAGAAGCTATATGGAAAGGTTTCTGGACACCGGAAGAATTCAACTTCCGATCAGACTATTCCCAATTTAAAAACGATTTAACACCAGCTGAGCAACAAATAGTTGTTAAGACAATGTCTGCTATCGGTCAGATTGAGATTGCTGTTAAATCATTCTGGGCTGATGTAGGTAATAATCTACCTCACCCATCAATTAAAGATTTAGGCTTTGCTATGGCTAACTCAGAAGTTATTCATAATATGGCTTACGAAAAGATCCTTGATGTTCTACATCTTACACACGTATTTGAAGAGAACCTTAATGTTGATGTAATTAAAGGTCGAGTAGATTATCTAAGAAAGTATAATAAAAAAGTATATAAAGATGCTCGTAAACAATATATTTACTCAATTGCACTCTTTACATTGTTTGTAGAAAACGTAAGCTTGTTCTCACAGTTCTATATTATCATGCACTTAAATCGTAATAAAGCAGTAATGAAAGATTGTGCTCAACAAGTACAGTATACACGTAATGAAGAAATGCTACACGCACAAGTAGGCATTAAATTAATTCAAACATTACGTGAAGAGTACCCTGAGTTATTTGATAAAGAATTAGAAGACCGTATCAAGCATGAGTGCATCGAATCACTAAAAGCAGAAAGCAAAGTAATTGACTGGATTATGGATGGACATACAGCACCAGGTTTAAGTGCAGATATCCTAAAATCATTTATTGCTAAGCGCATGGCAGATTCTATGGATATGATCGGTATAGATAACTCTGAAATCGTCTATGATGAAGGTCATATTAAAGAGACTTTCTGGTTTGACGAAGAACTATTTGGTGCTAACATGACAGACTTCTTTCAAAAGAGACCTGTTGAGTATGCCAAAGGCAAGGGCATTTCTGCCGATGATTTATTTTAGAAGGATTACATAATGGGCTTTGAATGGGCAAATGATGATTCACGGGTGTTCCTCTCCCGTGGATACATTGACGGTAACATGACCGTTGAAGAAAGAGTAAGGGGTATTGCACAGACAGCAGAAAGGAACCTTGAATTAGAAGGTACTGGATGGGCTGATAAATTCTATGACTATATGAGTCGTGGTTTCTATTCGCTTTCATCTCCTGTGTGGGCTAACTATGGAACATCTAAAGGATTACCAATTTCATGTAATGGAGTTTATATCTCTGATACTATGGAATCAATTCTATTAAAGACTGCAGAAGTAGGAATGCAAACAAAGTTAGGAGCAGGAACATCTGCATACTTTGGGGCATTAAGATCAAGAGGTGAAACTATTAAGAGTGGTGGAACTGCTGATGGTCCTGTACACTTTATGAACTTATGGGAAACAACTGTTGATGTTGTAGCTCAAGGTAATGTAAGACGTGGATCAATGGCTGCATATCTTGATGTTGAATCACCAGATATTATGGAATTCTTAGATGCACGTGAAGAAGGTTCATCAATCATTAACCTAAGTCTTGGTGTCACTATCGGAGATGAGTGGATGCAATCCATGATTGATGGTGATGTAGATAAGAGAACAATATGGGCACGTATTCTGCGTAAACGTCGTGAGAGTGGTTATCCTTACTTGTTCTTTAAAGATACAGTAAATAATAATGCACCTAAAGTATTACGTGATCAAGGTATTAAAATTTGGGCATCTAATCTATGTTCAGAGATTGCTTTACCATCTGCAGAAGATGAATCGTTTGTATGTAATCTAGCATCTATGAACTTGCTAAAGTATGATGAGTGGAAAGAAACTGATGCTGTAGAAACAATGATCTGGTTTCTTGATGCTGTTATGGAAGAGTACATTGAAAAGACAGATAATATTCCTTTCATGGCTTCTGCCAATAACTTTGCTCGAAGATGGCGTGCATTAGGTCTAGGTCAACTTGGTTGGCATTCATATCTACAATCTAAGATGATTCCGTTTGAGTCATTTGATGCTCATCTATTAACTGTTGAAATCTCTAAGTTTATTGAAGATCATTCTAAGGCAGCATCTAAAGAACTTGCTATTGAATATGGTGAACCAGAAGGTATGCTAGGATATGGTATGCGCAATCTTACTACTTGTGCTATTGCTCCTACTACAAGTTCATCATTTATTCTAGGTCAAGTATCACCATCTATCGAACCATTGGCTTCTAATTACTTTACTAAAGACTTGGCAAAGGGTAAGTTTACTTATCGTAACCCATATCTTGACGAAGTAATTAAAAGTCATAATGTAGACTATGACGCAACTTGGTTAAGTATTCTTAAACATGGTGGTTCGGTACAGCATCTTGATTTCTTATCAAAGAGTGAAAAAGATGTATTTAAAACTTTCTCTGAAATCTCTCCATTGGTTATTGTCCAACAAGCTGGTGCTAGGCAGAAATATATAGATCAAGCACAGAGTTTAAATATACTTATCCACCCTGATGTATCAGCTAAAGATGTGAATGCATTGATTATAGAAGGATGGAAACTAGGTGTAAAAACTTTCTATTACCAACGATCAGCTAACCCTGCTCAAGAATTGGTAAGAGATATTATGAATTGTGCTGCTTGTGAGGCTTAAGGAGAGAGTATGTCTAAACCAATAAAAATAGAATGTGGTATGTGTGAAGAAATAACATTTGTAGAAGTTATGTCTGACGAAACACCACATCATTGTCCAATGTGTGGTCATCCGGTTAACTTTGAATCTGATGGATATGATGAGGAAGATGACTACTAAATAGCCTTAAGTTGATAAGGTATTACTATGTGGTTATATGAAGATAAAGAATTTAAGCCCACCTCAGATGAACTATCGTCTTGGGTGGGTTTTGTATATGAAGTACAAGATAAGAGTAATGGTAAAAAGTATATCGGTAAGAAGGGTTTCTGGTCCACTCGCCGTCTAAAGCCATTAAAAGGTAAGACCAGAAAAAGAGTTGTTAAGAAAGAATCCGATTGGATGAAGTATTATGGCTCTAACGAACAAATCAAACTATTATTAGAAGAACATGGTCCTACTCGCTGGAATCGCACTATTTTAAGATTGTGTAAAAGCAAGGGAGAGATGAGTTATTACGAAGCAAAACTGCAATTCGATAAAAACGTACTTTTCGACCCGAATTATTATAATGAATTCATAGGTTTAAAGATACATTCTAAGCACGTTGCAAATTTAATCGAGGAGATGATGAATGGTAGAGATTAATATAAAGAAAGCCAATGAGTTAATGTGGGCTGTTAAAGGCCACTTGATACCAGAAACCTATACAGATGAAGATATAGAGAAACTATACAATTCATACTTTGCAAGGATGTGGGGCAACCATGAATACACATATCGTTTAGATGGATTTGAAGAAGCATGGGAAAAAAGAGTAAAAGGTTAGATGTAACATATTTGTTACACTTTATTGTTTTTATAAAAAAAGTTAAAAAAAGTGCAGAAAACACTTTACATTAGTGATTAGATGT